TTAGAAGTACTCAACCGTTACCACTTCACATACTACGTTCGTGCCATGCCACTGATCCCGGTAGATTGAGGTATCGATACCGCACCCTGCTTCAAACGTCCAGCCAGTATCTTGAGCGAATTTCTGGTACTTCCCTGATTCTCTCCGCTCATAGCAATGTACCCCACTGTAGACAAACCCTGCACTACCCTGTGGAACAATCCATACCCCATATGGGGCTAAGGTACTGCCGTGTTCGATCACCTTGTACTCAAACTCTGAACCAGAGTACTTACCAGTTTTGATATCACTGGTCTTGATCTTACCGAAGGGTGGATTGCCATAAACAACATCGTACCGTTCTGAAGTTGTAAAAGTTAATGCATCACCAGTAACCCACTCTGCTTCCGGGAGTACCCTCTTACCAATCATCACGTACTCTGGATTGAGTTCTACACAAGTAATGTTCTCTGGTTTGTTCCGCTGATACTGATCGAAGGATAGCCGTCCAATACCTGCACATAGTTCAATGCAACGTCCAGTACATCCGGCATCAATGATAAAGTCCCATGAGAGCATTTCTGGAGTAAAGAATGCCCCAGTAGCCCCTACTGCATCCCCTGCATAGTTCTGGAGGATAAACTCTTTTTCTTCATATTTGAGTACCCGATCTGAATGTACTAACTCCATCACTTGCTGATGTAATTTCGTTTCCTTTTTTGTTAATTTTACCATAATCTATACCTGTACAATTTAAGTACGGGTATTTAGGAAAAAATAATGAAAAACCTTTGGATGATGTTAATTGCATTTGCTTTAACAGGTTGTGCAATGGTTCAGTACAATGATGGTAAAACTGTTAGTATTCAGGCTGACGCTTGGTATGGTTTAGATAGTTTACAGAAAACAGCTAATAACGCATGTAAGCAGTATGGTAAATCGAAAGCAACTTATACCCATAGTGCTAACATGAACCCGAATCTACCCGCAGGAACAGGTGTACAAAATACTATCTGGGAATGTAAGTGAAAAAAGGTTGTCTCATATGAGGCAACCTTTTTAAGTGAAGGATTTAATGAATTAGCTTTAATTTTCGAAATAACCTTTAACAGTTATAGAGAATGATTTAAAAAACTTATATTTTTCATCTAACTTATTCTGTTCTTTCCTTAACTCATTAATTAACTTTAAGTATTTTAAACTTTCCTCTCTTAAATGCTCATCATCATTTTCATCTATTAAATTTCGTATCTTCTCAAGCGTAGAAAGTGCTTCAGCGGTCAAGGAAAGTATTTTACCAAAGGCAATGCTTGTAAAATCATCGTAAAAGGAATTTAACTTTTCTTTAAAAGCCCATCCTAACTTTTCTATAAAAATGATATTGTCATCTAAAGTACGTCTCAACTCATATATACTATAAAGCTTTTCGTTATACTCTCTAATATTTTCTAAAGTCGGCATGTACTCTTTTCCACGTTGGGGTAAGGCAGCAATCATAACGCCGTAATAATCGCAAATGCCGTATATGCTGGAATGAACATTTGCTATATCTCTATAATTATGTAACACAATTTGCTTAGATAATTGGTATGCATCCTCATCCATCTTTTGTCTTTGCCAATCCTTAGCAATAAGATAACCACCTAATGCCGCTGCTGCCATTGCCAAATTGCAAAAAGCTGAGATCCAGTCTGTTAGATTGCTTTTCTCAATATCACCTCTATAAAGTGAAAAAAGGAAAGCAGAGAATATAGCCAATAGAAGTATGCCACCTAATATTTTATATATTAATTTCATTTGAATATCTCATTACAATGATACACATGCATACTAAATCATTAAAAAAGAACGATCAACACAAATCCTCATAACTACACTTTAACTACCAGATAGTAGAAGTACAATGATTCTAATAATGTCCCCTAAAGGTAGTTGAAAAACAACGATTCCAAAATAATCGAGTAAAGGTACAATCACGTAGCTATATGCTAAAATCGCAACACATACATAACCTAATGCATTACGCCAACTATAACCCTGTTTGATCTCTTCCCTATTAGTTTCATTAACATCATTTGCAATCTGTTTAGTACCTTCACTTTTCTTCTGAAAGAACCCTACCCCAGCTTTGATAACTTCTAAAATTAAATTAATCATTATTTTGCATCCTGCATAATCTGACATACACATGAATAAACGCGATGCCCCTTGAAAACGTGGTTAAAGAGATATAGTACCTTCACATTAACCATATTCTTGAGTAGTTCAACCGATAGTGCATCATCCTCGTTAACACGCGGCGTATTATCATGACTGAACGTATAAACTACTAAATCACCCTGCCCCTTATCTACTTTCTTTTTAATGTACTTACTACCTGATAGTGCATTGTCATATGGAATGGTTACACTAACTGGGGTGATTGTCTGAAATGAAAAATCTTTCAGTACTGTATAGTCATAACAGGGGAATTGTTCTAAATCTGTCATTTTAATTTCTCCAACGGTAATCGAATGTACCGCGTAATGTTCTTAGTTGTTGTATTACCCTCTTCTCTGTTTCATCATAAAAATCAAATAGTGGTTTTCTACCTACTGAACCGTAGTACCCAATTACTCGCTTATCTCGTGCAAGTTTTGGGTTACGCTTTGATGATTTCTTTGTTGTGTCGATGAGGTATGTATTGCCGTTACTACTCTTAATCTTCTTGTACTTATTACTCTGAGATCTGGCACGTAGCTGTGTAATGTTACCCTGCTTCGTTAGCTTGGCGTTCTGGTACGGTATCATCTTCGACTCTGGACGATGTGAGTACTGAGGATCGAGAATGTACTTCAGATAAGAAGATTGATTTGGCAGTACTATAATCTGGTTAACAGTTTCGTTCTGATTAACCTTCTGAAACTTAAACTTCAAACTGCGAGTAGTAAACGGTACTGCCCCACCCTTTACCTCCTGGTTTAGCTTTACTTGCATCTGCTGAGTTACGGTACGCATTCTCGTGCTTAGTTCTTTTTTAAACTGATCACCTATCTTCGGACTATTGTTATTGATAAACCGTCTCATATCATTGGGACTATTACCCCTACGCCATGTCATTACTGTAACTCCCCAATTAATGTTTGAATAACTCCATACAGAGCTGCACCATTGAGAGGTAAACGAGCTTTGCACATAACAGCTTTGTTTAAATTATCCGGTAGTAGGCCGAACATACAGATCAATGCAGCTTCTACTATTGCCGCTTCATTTGCTGTTTTGAAACACCATAAGATAGATTTTTCATAATCGTATCCAGCATCAATGAGTTTATTAACTTTTGTACTACTTCCCGTGTACTTCTTCCAGTCGCTTGACTGTGTAGTACTTAATAGCTTCTTAGCATCTCGTAGCCGCTTATATACATTCTTCATACCGATATAAAACCGACCATCTTCAAAACGGATAATATAAACAAACGAAGCGTAATTGCCGCTATCTACATCTGTTAATTCCCATTGTTCTGGATTATACATTTCCCAGTCTTTCGTAATTCTCATAATAAATACTCCTATATATGGAATATTTATTAGGAATTACATAAATGGAATTAAAAGAACGATTAAAAATCTATGAAGGTACAAAAGAGTATCAGGCAAAGTTCAAGTACTTTAGAGATGGTAAGTTTTACCCTTATGCGGATTCGCTGGGTAAAATGACTGTAGGTTATGGTCATCTCATTAAACAAGGGGAAGATTATTCAAAGGGGCTTACTGAAGAAGAAGCCGACAAACTACTATCAAAAGATTTAGCAAATGCGGTACTTCAAGTACAATCATTAGGGATTGATGTACCATCCGATTGGAATGATTTTCTAATTCTCATGACCTTCCAGTTAGGGATCAATGGAGTAAAGAATTTTAAAAAAATGATTGCCGCATTGAATGAGAAAAATTATCGTGAAGCAGTACTTCAAGCTCAGGATTCTAAATGGAATGCACAAACACCATTCCGTGTACGTGATATGGTTTCTCATCTAATCAACAAATAATAAAAAGGGGCTTAAGCCCCTTTTGTGTTTTCTAAAATTGTTAAAATCTTTTCAACTTTTAAGTTCATCTGGTTAATTTGATTCTCCAGACTTTTTAGCATTTTCTTCATTTCGTCTTGTTCTGTCTCAAGGCGTTCGATAGTACTTTCTGCAAGTACAACCTTAGTCTCAATAGTACTTACTCTTTTCTGAAGATCTTCTGTATCTGAACTTTTATCACGGTAGATTGACCAAAGTAGTGCAACCCCCGCAATAGCCAGTGATACGATAGTTCCAATATCCATCATGTACCTCTTTATTCTTATTATTATTGGAATGGGGTTTTCACCCCATATTATTTATGCATTACTTACTGGATTCTCACCCGCACGGTACAACATGATATCTAATCGATCATCCACAACCTTACCGATACCAATACCACAACTACCAGTACGATCATCAGATGCCATTACGTATATGTAATTCATCCTTCCACGACCTACCGCAGGAATAATGAGATTATCAACATCAAAGGTTTTCGGTGCATATTTACCGCCAGTACCTGCATCAAATGACCAGATTAACTGATTAGCAAGACCATCACCCCCCATGAAAACCTGAAACATGTTCCATTTCCATGCACCAAAAATCAGGTGGATATTACTATTCAAAACTCGGTCAAAGTCTTCACCATTAATTCTTAAGGCGGTATAAAGCCTTCCAGCTACTGGTGTAGTACCCCAGATGTTTGGGCTACGTTCTACCCCACTTGTTTGTGGTCTGCACTGATCACCAAGTATTCTTGCAGCAGATAGAGTACCTTTAATGGTACAGCTATCATTGATAGTTACGTTATCCAAAGTACCAGATGTTGCCTGAATATTACCTCTAACAGTGACATTACCAAAATATGCAGACCCATCCTTATTCATCATCCAGCCATAAAAACCATTCCAATTAGCACTTTGTAGCTGTTGGGATATTTTAGCTGAATCAATAATACCATCTTGAAGGTGAAAATTTTGTACGCTCAATTGTGCTATTTTGGAACTATCGATAGCGGCAGTTTGTATCTTCGCTCGTGAGACGCTGAGATCATTTATCATAGCTTCATTGATCGATGCCGTGGCAATAACTGCCGAATTAATAAAAGTTTTTCCGTTCTGTACTACAAATGGGTAAACCTTATCACTCTGCTTGGCACTATCAGTACTGATGATACTAAAGCGATCTGCCATAACCGTAAACACAGAATCCTTTTCATCTGCTGCTAATGCGATACCTGTTACGTTACCATTATTGGATACTTGTACCTGCCAGCGTGAACCAAGCTCATCTACGATCTGTTTCTCAACAATACCAGTAGCAACATCACTTTTTAGAAGATTATCAACTACATCATCATTAAGCTTACTGTACGGTACTTTCGTGTTCTGGTTAAAACCAATAGTTGGCGACCATACAAGTTCATCGGCTCCAAACACGTCTTGAGCAGCCACGCGTGCATACCAAGATCCGTCCTCAATTCCAAATGAAGTACTATAGCGGTTAGTAGAGCTGAAGTACTTAGAGCCTGAGCTAAATCCCTCATCCTTGGCGATCTGCATTACAATACCTGCATAATCCGGTACGTTAGATTCTGTCCAGTCAATGAATACAGAGTCAAAACCGCTCTTAAGGTTGATACCCAATAATTGTGGATGTTGTGGGTTGCTTACTTCAATCTGCACTTCTTCTGAGTAGATACCAGTACCCCAGCCGTGTGCAATAATACCGAATACTCTATAACGGTTTAGACCATCACTCGTATTCATTGCAAAGGTATATGTCCAGGTATTGGTAGTTGTATAGTACGATTTAATATACTTACGGTAACGGTCATATACGCGGATCTCATAGTACTTAAAGAAGTCTGCAAAGGTTTTACCGTTTACTACTGTAGAACTTTGATCATCCCACTGAAATATGAAATCTTGTGCATATGTTTGGTTTAAGCTTAAATCATCATTCACCATATCCAGATTAGTAATCTTCGGTAGTGCAAAGATGACTTGTGGCATCTGGTTGTAGATAGCAACTAACTCTGATGAATAACCAAGGGTATTGTACGCTTCGATACCAAAATCAATCTGAACACCATATACAAGATTCAAAATCTCGAAACTGGTTGAGTACTGGCCTACGTTGCCAATGTTGATCCAGGTAGTTGAATCGCTACGCTTGTACCGAATCTTGTAACCACGTACTGAGGTATCTTGACTCAGATCCCATGAGAGTAGTACCGCATTACCAGAAGCCGTAGCACCTAAACGCTGTGCTCTTAGGTTGCTTGGTGGGGCAACATAGGTTGGGTTCGGTAGGTTGGTTAGCCCTTCCTGTGGGAATCGTCCCGGATCTTTACCCTGATAGATACCATCATCATACGAGATTGCAGTAATCTGAATGATACCCGTCTTATCTACTGTCATTGGTACAGTACGAGATACTACCCGGTACTTGTTGTTTTCAAAACCAGCTTCTTTAAAACTGATGGTGAAAACATCAAATACTTTCATATCAGTAATGTAAGTATTAAAAGTGATTGTATTGTGAATGTACTTTGATTTTAATAGCTCAATATTACTTAGTGTTGCTAACTGAGTTTTGTCCTGAATCCATTTGTAGTTCAAATCTTTCTTAATGATATAGCCATCTTTTACTACTGTATCGTTATTGATTGCATCACTTGGAAAACGAATAATATCTTCTGAATAGTCATTCTCGGGATTCGTGTAAGTACTATCCATCGTATTAACATATTCCGATTTAGTACCTGTAGTAATGTTGACGCTACCGATGATATTACTTTCATCAAAATGCTGTACTGGAAGATCTGGTGCATCTACGGTAAGATAAAGTACACCGTTTGATTCATACAGAACACCACCGAAAGTACTTAACATCGCTTCAATATTTTCTTTGTAGGATTTATCATACTGAATAGAGCCATTTGAATAAAAGTGGTTTGCCTTACAGTAGTTAGCCATATTACGAAAACTTGTAATATCAATATCACTTGGGTTTAGTCCAAATCCAAACTCTGTATTCGTAATAAAGTCATAAATCTGGCTTGGTGGGTTTGAACTTGGTTTTTTAATATTATCTGTTAGGTCATAAATTAGCCTCCCTTTCATCTCTACTGAGAGGGTGTAATTCATGTTTGTTAAAATACCATCAATTAATGAATCGTTAGTTTTTTTAATCACAGTACAAATCTGTACTAAACCATCACCTCGCATATCATCAGTCCAGCGACTACCGCCATACTGACGTGCTAATGTCATTGAACCACCGTAAGAAGGTTTTCCGAAACGTACTTCAATCTGTAGATAATTTCTAAATTTCGGTAATAACATTGACTGGGGTAGTTGCCCTTCGGCGGTAATGAATGCTCCATCAACAAGTATTGGTGCGTTATCAATGTACAGTTGTTTGATAACTCCACCGCCAGCAGTACCGGCACCTGGCTCTAAACCTATCTCACTGATACTAATTGCATGTACCGTACAGAGCTGGTTAGACGTTCCCTGAGGTACGTTCTGCCAGACCACGATCGATCCTACCTTGGTATAGGCTGGATCAAGGTTGTTCCGGTTAGTACCGCCATACACGATGGGTATACCAGTACTGGGACTCGTTGACCGGGCGTTACTACTACCAGTACTGGGATATGAAACACCAGATTGTCCTATGCTCATCATCTGTGAAGATGAAATGTAAGATAATGCCGCAGTACCAATACCTACTGCCACAATTGCCAGTACTGATAGTCCTGCTGCATAAGCCGCAGCCGCTGCACTTGCCCCGGCGATTAATGCTACTCCTAATGCTGCAACAGCCATTGTTTATTACTCCCCGTAAATCTGTATATTTTTTGTTTTTGATCCGGGTTGAAATAAGAAACGATATATTTAGTTTTATCTTCTGAAAGTACTACTACCTTGCCCCGCCAGTACACAGTACTATGGCCTGATGCAATAATAATATCCCCGTCTAATGGTTCATTAACTAATTCGCCTTTCTCTTTACATAACCCGAGTAATGTAGGAAATGAGCAATGTTCTTTTGCATATTTTCTACCTGCTGTTGGTGTATTGTATTTCTGATATATTTCATCACGGTAATCAGAACCTGTGATCATATCAATTACTGTGAGTACCATAACGTGGCAATCGTTCTCACCATAAACTAATGGCTTCCCTGCCAAAGTACTAAGATACTCTGTTATAAATCCATTTTTCATAATTATTTCTTACTACTCTTCCAGTTCTGCTCACTCGCGTTGAGAATATTAATTAGGTCAAAAAAGTGATCATTAGCATGAGTACTTTGATGAATGCTTGTACTTGATAGTAACCGTTGAGTTTGATCTAATTTTTTCCAGATACTATTCAGTGTAACTGTCGTTGTATTGGTAGTATCTGTACCCTGCATACTAAAATCTGAGCTAAAGTAATCCACATAACCACTAAAGATTCGATAGGCGTAAAGAATCGAACCATCAGCAGGATTAACAATACCCATCCAGATATTAACCTTTGCATCATTCCAAAGGCCACGTAGTGCCATCGATAGATAATCCTGACTAACATTACTAACCTTGAAAGAAGTACCATTATTGTTAATCTGGTTCTTCTCTACATAGTTTGCAAAGCTTGAATCAAGAAAGTCCGGTACAGATTGATAAACAATCCCGTTATAGTTTTGGTCTGCAATAGAATCTGTAAGATAGATATTACTTCCCTGAGCTGGTAACAGGTCTATCAACTTAACCATAATCCCACACTGGTATAGTTCTTTCTCTGTAAGAGTACTTTTACTATCCCCTCTCATCATGTTCCAGTAGTTCACCAGTACTGGATTATTCAGTACATTATTTGGAATTGACATATTACCCCCTGATGTTTTCGGTGGCTTGAATTGTCACTTCAATAACGTTAGTACTTGGAAGCTGATAGGTAGCGTTCTGAGGCGTTAGGATAAAAGAACCTTGTAAGTTATCGTACATGAGTACTTCACTTGTCTGGATGGCTCTCGTTAAGCCTGGGAAGATAGTAATGGTGTAACCATCGTTACCGACAACTCTATATAGTTTTTTGTGTCCATTGAATTGTACTAAACTACCAATCTCTAAAGTATTTTGTGTAACGGCAATAGAAGTAGCTCCGGCAGCTCTTGCCCCGGTAGCCTGGATACCAGATGTTTGAGTACCAGTATATGAACCCCACCACCCTAATGACATATCGAACGGCTTGCCATACGCATATGAAGCATAGAAGTTTGCTAACTCGTTACGGTACTTTTTGTTTAGGGTTACTTTAAAACTCAGGGTATAGTACTGTACTCCAACCATACGGGTAATAGTCTCACCCGACCATGTTTGATTTTGATATTGTGGAATATTATCAGATAGTACATATTCGCTGATTAATGCGTTATTAAACATTTAATAATCCTTTATTAATAAGCCCACGTCCTGTGGGCTACATTGTATTTATACGTTTTTCTTCTGAGATTTACGAATTACCTGTACTAAAGTATCAGCGTGCCTGTCACACATTTCCTGAAACTTACTATCTGAAAGTTCTCCAGCATTTTGGATAATTAACGGGGCATCAATTTTAATATCACCAGTACTACTACTTCCCTGATTGCTCAAGTACTTTGTAAGATCCTGGTTTAGAGACTTCCCTACTACACGCTCGCCTTTTTCAAGATTGTACGTACCAGTACTGGGTAGTGAGTCCCAACCGTCATGAGCCTGACCCTGGATCTTAGTACCTTTGATAGTACTCATAATCTTTGCACCTTCCGCTGCAACCTTGAGTCCAGCCGGGATACCCAGGGGCCAACCGAGCTTCATTGCCTCACTTATACCTTGCTGTATGTTGATCATACTCTGGGCCACGGCTACGCCTTTGGAGATCGCGAAACTTGCAACGGCTGCGGCGTTCGACTCGCCAAAAGCCCCGGCCATCATAGTACCGAGATTTTCAGCACCAGTTGCGTACATACTGAGGGTCTTGTTAGCAGCATCAGTGTTTGCCTGAGCGATCTTATTACTGGTGGCATCATTGATTGCTAACATACGATCTTGATACTCCTGATCCCCAAGAAGCTTGGCTTCGTATAGTTGTTGGTTAAGTGCAAGTTCTGCCTGACCGTCAGTACTGATCTTATCGAGGGTACTTTGCCCGGCTGTCATCTGGAACGGACTGGTACTGTCTATACCAAGGCGTTCATCCTGTGCGTTCTGTATGTCTGAAAGTTGAGTACCGTTGATGTTGTTCCCACCGATAGCGGCAATGTTCTGTGCCAGCTTCTTGGGATCGGACTCATTCAACATAGATTCCGTCATTTCCTTGAACATACGCTTACGAGACTCGTATTGACCCTTCAGCATCTCTGTAACTTCTGCTTCAGATGTACCTAACGTTTTTGCACTGTCCCGGATACGAGTTTCGATAGCGTTCTGTTGTTCAGTGAACTGCTGTACCTGTACCTGAGCACCAGTACCGGCGATAGCGGTTAGGGTTTGCTGTAATACCTTCTGTGCCTGGATGCGTTTTGCGTCGGCCTGTTTCTGAGCTGCTTCAGCCTTCTTCCCTTCAGCCTCTGCTTTCTTCTTGGCGGCGTCGGCGGCCTTGTCCTCTTCAGCAGTTAGACTTTTTACAAGATCTGCACGTTTCTTTTTGTAACCTTCACTAAGTGTATCGATATCGGCCTGCATGGCTTTAGTATTACCACCGTAAGCCTTAAGTACACTCTTCTCAATCGCTTCCTTGGTCTGCTTGTACTGTACATCCAGAGCATCGATAGAATCCTGAGTAGCCTGTTTCGCTGTCTGGAAAGTTTTCATTGAGGCAGTGATAGTACTTTTCTCAACGCCCTTACTGTAATCAGCAATAGTACTCTTCAGATTATCTAAATTGGCCTGTGCTAACCCTACGGCAAAACTTAAATTATTATTAAGCTGCATCGAATCTTTTTCACTTTGTTCTGCTAACTGTTGTCCAAAGATAGAACTATTTTTGAGTAAGTTTTGTTGAAAACCTTGCTGATAGTTTTTGACGCGATCTAAGCCCTCTTGCCCGGTAGCAGCGGCTGCGGCGGCAACGGGTTTACTATTAAGGATACGAGTCATTAAATTTAAAATATCAGCAAGATTACTTGCAATCGGTGCAATCGCAGAGTTATTCCATTTTTCCCAAGCGATAGATAATGTGGCAGTACTTTCACGATATTTTTCAAATGCTGTACTTTGTTCCTCAGTTAACTGAACTTGTTGAGTACTTAAATTATTATTGTACTCCTGTTCGCTATTGTATTGCTTGAGTACTGTTAACCTTTTGGCTGCATCACTACCCATAGTCTCAAACATATTGACCATCTGAGAAGCACTTAAACCCTGAGCTTTTGCAGCGAAATAGATATGTGCATAAACATCTTCGCCAGCATCTGCCATCTTTTGTAATTCAAGAATATTTAATCTCAATGGTTGAACCACGTCGGTCAAAAAAGACCCTGCCCCATTTGTCAATGCATCACCAATACGATCTTTTAAATCTTTTTGTTGATCGGCAATATTCTCAATAGTTAATCCTACAGTCGCATATATGTTAGCCATTTGCTGTAGTTGAGTAATACCCATTTGAGATAAAGAACCAGCCTGGAAAATTTCAAAAGCCTTTTCTGATTGAGCTGCTACTTTTGCCATAGTACCAGCAATTGCTAAACCAGCTACACCAACTGCCCCAGCTAAACTACCTACAGCTATTTGTGTTTGTGATAAACCAGCAGTAATACCAGAGAATGAACCCCCGGCCCTGTTACTAAAATCACCGATACTATTTGCGGCATTTTTTAATGATCTTTGTAAACCAGATTCATCACCTCTGATTTCAAATATCATTGCCTGTGTATTATTTTGTGCCATTTGGTTTTACTCCCATCCATGTGAGCATGTTATTTTTATTTTGTTCTGCGATCCGCTTCTCTCTTTCTACTTGTCGTTCTGCCAGTGTTTGGTTAGACACTAAATTCAAAGAATCCAATTCGTGAATATTAAATTTATGAATATCTTCCTTTTTTATATTACCAGTACTCAACCATATAGCCTGTAGTAGTTCTGTATGTCGAATCTGTTCTATCTGTGCAGAATCAGGATTTACTGTTTCGTTATAAATTAAGAGATAGTAAAAAAGCAAAATGGGCATGGTGCAGAGTTCTTCCACACCACACCCATTTTTATTAAGTAGAGATAGGCCCAATTTTAAAATCGGATCGCGTCTCACTTTACCTCTACGTCTTCCGGTTTGAATGCTTCGGCAAAAACACGACCAACTTCATTATTCAGCTTTAACTGAATAGTTAGGTCTACATTTTTTTCTACTTGTTCTGCTGAATCAAAGATTTGTTTACCAGACTCATCCACTACACAATAAAAAATAGCTTTGAATGGATCAGCAACTTCTGCGTTATCTTTAATTGATGGTAGTTTGATATAAACTGTAACTTCTTCAGTAAGTTTGAATGGGGTAAGTTTTACGCCAATAACTTCCATTAAATTATCAAAGTTCATTCATTATTCTCCAGACAGTTCACCAGTAGCTACTGGAGCACCAGTTACAGAGATAACAAAATCACGATTAACAGCACTGTCAAAATCTCCAGAGATTGCATCAGAACTTACATACCCATTCACTACAGAATAATAAGCTGAACCTGTAAAACCTGGATTTTGATAATAGGTTACTTTAACTTGAATCAGTTGCTGGGAAGTTGCAGCAGCGGCAAGTTTCTCCTGGCCTACTGCACCCGGACGCCATAGTACTGAAAGGTTAAGATCAGGTACGCTACGACTACCAACTAATTTTTTTGCATATTGTTCACCAAAAACATTCACACTCACAACGGTACTTTCTGCCCCTGCTGCGGCTGGGAACGCACTAACATCTTCGACGGTTGTAAAAGAAGTAGCCTGGCCGCCACCTACTGGTGCATCAGCGATTTCTACCTTAACGTTGTTACCAACAAAAATTGAATTAAACATAATTTATTCCTTTAAATTTAGGGTGAAATTCCTTTTCACCCCTTCTTCTTATTTATATATAAAGGTTGTAGTACTTCATATAAAGCCCTAAACCTCTGAGTAGTTCCCCTGTATAGAATCCAAAGTACATACTATTATTTTGTTCTGTTGTCTCATTACCGCTTCTGATAGCTGGACTCCAGCAACCATTCATTACATGATTTGGTGTAATTACATCGTAGTTATTTTGAATCTCTGTAAACAACAAATCTAATAGCTCATGATCTGGATAACCAGCAATAGCCATCATTGAAGCACCTGCTAACCATAACCCGGACATATGACCTGTAAAACCATCGTAAAGTACTTCACCAGTATCTTTAAAATACGTTGGTGCATGACCATCATTGTTTTTCATGAACCACTTTAGGTAGTTCATCCAGTTCAGGCAGTACATAATGATGTTCTGAGGTATCGCATAATCACCACGTTGATAAAGTTCATGTACTACATCACATCCGGCAAAAAAGGCACGAGGTTCATAACCTGACCAGGCTTCTGCATACCAGTGCTGCATGAGAAACGTATCTGGTTCCTCACCATCTGGTAAGTACGCTAATGCGTCTTGTCTATTCCAAACAAAAGCCTGAGCACATGGGCCAGGTAATACGGGCTTGAACTTATTAGTAAACCAGTTTTGTGCATCACAGAGGAATTTAATACTGTTATTTAGTCTCACTTCATCAATTGGAGTGCCTTTAAAACACCATATAGCGGGCAGTTGATACCCCGGATATGGTAATCCCCTCCAGCCAGAATAAAGCTGTGCATATGGATCTGTAATATTACTGAATGGTATTAGACCTGGTGTATATGCGAGACTATCAAGCATGTATTGTTTGATTGTACAATCACCCAAGCGGGCAGTATAACCATTACCTGTACTATCATTGAAAGTTAAACTTAGTAGTACCGAATAATCACCCGTACCGCCATCATCATATAGTTCTGGCAAATCATTAATACAATACCAGTCAATACGTCCAGATACGCCATCTACAGGTTCATCATCAAGTAGTAACGTAAAATCTTCTCTACCCGTCAGTGTTGGTGAAGCCGGAATTGGGTCGGGTTGAATTTCTGCCCCATCCTCTGGATCTGTAACTAATGGATGATCTGGTTGGTAACTATTAAGTTTAAAATCCGTGATAGAAAATACTTTTGTAACCCATTCACCATTAGTTGCTGGTAACATAGCCCACCAACGCCAGTTGTTATCATCGCTAATACGAAAATTAAAATTATCGTTATAGCTGCGATATGTGAAAGTACCAATATCCTGTTTCTCATTATCAAAAATCCAGAAACCAACAACCATACCGCCGTCACTGTCCATAGTACTTGTAACAACATTATCGTAGCACTTGCCTGCAATACCTGACTGGTACTCAAACTTGGTAACAGTATTAGAACCATAATCACTAATCATACGTAGATCGGCTGTAAGGTATTGCCCGCCGTCTGGTTTACTGACCCGTGTAAAATGATTCATTGGTACATTCATCGCCGTAATGCTGCCATCTGTAGTAGTGATTGGCAGACCGCAACGGTACTTAATAGCACCCTCTTCTGTTTTCGTTTTATTAACTGTTAGTGATACTGCAAGACTTAAAGCACTACCAGAGGTATCTACACCGCCATATTCAACATAAAAATTACTGGTATTCTTGAACTTAAACCATATTGATTGCTGTTCTAACGTAGTTTGAGCTGTTGCACTTTGATTGATGACAATGAACCCTTGCTCATCTCGTGAGTATGTAGCGGCCTGTTCGCGTGGGTAGTAGTAGGAGTAGCTGATTCCATCTGTGAACGGTGTACTCGCTGCTGTAGATTTACGGAAAAACTGATCGTACTTATCAATGTCTGAGTACCCAATACATGTAATCAAAGAGTTTTGCCACGCTAACCAGTACTGCCGATCTCCTGTGATATCCCAGAGTAATTTACTGGCCTGACAGAACCACAATTCAGCGTCGGAAGCATTATCAGCGAAATCAAGATCTCCATAGTTATCGATAGGTACATGTACGGGTCTATTGTGCCAACGTTCATTACGTCCTAAGAGATAACCACCATGTTCTACCGGGTTACGGGTTGCATAGTTGAAGCGGTACATACCATTGATAGAAGTATCCTTGAGCTGTACTGTACCGATCTCACTTGTAAGCCCAGCTTCCAGTACATCACCATTACTATCTACCTTGCGGCCTGTACGGTCTACGATCCAATCTACGTCATAGGTAGGTGCTTTGTTGTTCCAGTCAGTACTACCTTCTGAATCCCATGTATACACGGTTGCGTTTACCTGGTTCCAGCCCAATGAGGCACGTTCTGGAAAGGCAAACCATATAGCATCTAAGTACTCTCCGTAGTTTGGAGAACCATGAGGTATTTGAGTACGTCCGTTAGTCCAGTTGAACAGTACCCCTTTGAATCCACCATGAGTGGGGTATTCAGGATCTAATGGGTAATGGGCCAGTACTGGAGCTTTACCATTACATATCCAGTTGCAACGTAGAGATCCATCCGGCGGATCTGGGAACGCTACCCCTCTGTAGTAACCTTTGTGATAACCGTTAAAAAAATTTTTCGCTAATTCCAGATAGTGAGGCTGCTTTGTGGCTTGATAAGCATAAATTGCACCAAGGATTGCTAAAGCCTCACTTTCTGTGGGTGAATCTCCTTCAGGCTGGGCTTCCCAACCTGTTTCCGCGATGAAATGCCTGTTGTTAGCGATGATAAAATCAGGATTTAAAATGTAATGCTGTGTCTTATTATCAGTAGTTAATCCAGTGTTTCGGTCTAAAAATTTCAGATGCCCTTCAATCATCTGTAGGCCATTGTTTATATTGCTTTTTCTAATCATTAGTGTAAATCCGCCAATTGGAGTGAGCCGTACCAGGTACTGCCCCCGTCTACGGATAAAAATTGAAATATGTCTGTTGAATCTTTAGAGAATGTCAGTACTGGAGGACGACCAAAAGACCATTTCACATTACTCGGCCACTCTATTTTATTTGCACCCGTACCCTGAGTAATGCATACAGTTATTGTCTGACTGTTCTTATTACCGCCAGCATTGATAATTGATAGTTGAGTATTCGGTACTGACAAAGTAGCAGTGAAAGTACGTTTACCGTCTGACATATCAAGTTCTAAGGTTTCATTAACGGTATTTAGGTTTTTAATATCCTGAGTAATGGTAACTTTAGTATCAATATTTGCCTGTAATGCTGCATCTTTTGCATCAATTTGTGCTTTCGAATAAGTACCAACATCATTAAAGTTAAGGTTAACAGCAGAACTTAATGGATAGCCGTTAACAGTAGTAATACGCAGGGCAAAGAGATCATTTGCCTGAGAACGTGAATATACATCCGAAATATCGGCGGCAACTAACTGAATATTAGTACCAGATAGTGGCTTATTATTAATTAAGAAAGTTTTCGGCACGTAATTACTATTACTATAACTTAGGCTCGCCATATCCGTTAGCTGTGCTGCCGTTAGAGTAATATTACCTGTCAGTGGTAATCCGTTTACAGTAACGCTTTTTGCAACAAAGTTAGTATTAATTTGAGTCTGTGAATAAACATCTAAAATATCTGACGCTACGAGGTTCAGTGAAGTACCTGATAGTGCATGTCCGTTAAGCTGGAAAATCTTTGGTAAGTACTTGGCATCTGCCTGTGTCTTTGAGTACACATCAGAGATATCAGCGGCTAAGAGTGTGATGTTACCGCTAAGTATCTTGCCGTTGATTGTCCGGCTGACAGGTACATACCCTGCCAGATCACTGGCGGCTGCTGCACCAAGTTCTGACAGTGTAGGTTTGTCTGCACTGGTATAGACCTTGTACCAGGCACCCATAGAAGCACTGGAGTAGTTACGTACATCGATAACCGGCGTACCAGTTTTCGATACTACGAGCTGAGTACCATAACCTGCATCCAGGTTAGAGATCCCAAGCATATCAGTACCAGTTCTGGAAGAAGCTGAAGGAACTTTGATGAATGCGTTACCGTCACGGCCCTGGTAACTACTGAACTCGGCCCCGTTAGAACCTATACCCCAGTTACCACGGTATAACTCAACCTGAGACTGATCGATGATACCTGAAGATACTAATGCATTAGGTGAGAACACATATGAGCGGGTAACAACGTTATCGTAATCAGAAGTATCGGTACGGGATACCAAATAACCATTGTACATTGCATAGTTAATCGTAGTGTCGTTAGTACCTTCATCTGGCATCTCTACTTTGACCTGTACCAGTTCCTGAGAGTCTACAAGAGCATCGAGAGTACTATGTACTGAGGGTACGTAACTCACCTGTAGTGTCATGTCCTGATAGGTACTTTCACCCATAGCTTTGTATGTGTACTCAGTGTTGTACGTCTCTACTGTTCGGCTTGCAGTACTTTCACCGAAGCTCGGGAATGCTGAAAGATCTTGTACCTGACTAAATGATTTTGAGTTTGGATCGGTATTGGTTGTATCGGTATTCACCCATACTGAGGTTAAGTTACCTGTAAAAATTTGTCCCATAATTATTCCCCATAACTAAATGAAATTGTTTGTGTATGTACGTATGGGGTATCTGTGGCTTCTGCCTGATTCGTCATTAAACTTTCTTCAATACGAATATTGAAAATAGCCATTGCCAAAGTACTATCAAGTTCATCAAAAAAATCTGGTGTAAAAAGTGCTGCGAGAAGTTTTTCAACTTCATCAGAAGCACCTTTGAAACTTTGCCCTACTGATACAAATTCAACCCTGAACTCACTTAAATAACGTACATCATCGGGTACTAACTGCCCACTCTGAATGTGATTTGCTCGTGAGATTTGAGTACGTGTAACGTTACTGTCGCCAATATAAACCATTGCGTTTTTATCTACTGAAGCTTTCGAGGGGTGTTGAAGGTTTATAAAATTACTTAATTTATTCATCAGATGTTTTCTGATTGCATAGTCTGCCGTGAACATTAGATATCCCCTAAATCGATATTTTTTATATAGTGATAATTTGATAGACCGCTTAGGTCATCTTCAATTCTATTTATTTTGTATTCTGTATTATCGATAGAGAATGTACTGTTAAGTTTCAGACCAGACTTTGCAGTGAAGTATGTAATAGTAACCTGAACTCCTTCAAAAAAAATATCGTCTTGTTCAAATATGGCTTTTATAGTTATTGATTTACCATCCTGAACAATGACGAGATTTTCCGCGAAAGCATTAAGTAGGGATTCGCATTGCGAATTACTAAAAAATGCTCTCATTTATTCACCATTAAGCTGTTTTAATTTTTAGTTGTACAAATGCCTCAGTATGTACAAGGGCAACATCGCTATAGTCCCACACACGATAAACAACAGTATTAGAACTACGATAAGTAGTATCGTCATAATCGACTTCTTGTCCCTGCCAGCTTGCGATTAGAACATTATCAAATTGACCGATCAGGATAGTATCATCAGCAATAAATTCAGATACTACTACCGGTACTTCATCGTTTAGCCACATAGTTTCTGCACGATGACCTTCTACCATTGCAAGACCTGCACTGTTTCCCAGTACTGGAGTTAGACGCATTTTAGATAGTGTTTTTGCGTTCATTACTGCTTTGCAACGACGAACATCAACATTAGCAGTACCCAGAGAGGCGATTGCACCCTGAACATCTTTTTCAGTTAATGCACCTACAGCAGAGGTTTTAACTACCGGAGCAGCAGCAGCAATTTTATCAAATACGGATTGTTCTAAACCCTGAGCTGCATAGCGTAGTAGTTCTGCCTGAACAAATGATTCAATATTTGGTGCAGTAAGAATTGCAGTTTTAGAAACGGGAATAGCACCAGCAAATGTTTTTGGAGATAAATTTACTTTGCTGAAAGATGCGAATGAATCCTGTACTTCTTCACCTTCACTATAGAACTTGAAAACTTGTGCAACACCATCAGCTTTAGGGATGGATAGAGTACCACGACCTGCAAGACCACTATAAACAGTTGGGCTTAGTTCACCAAGTACAGATAGTTTTAGTAGTTCAGGAATGTACTGATCTTGTAGGTCTTCAGCTACGAGGCCAGCCGCAGTAGTGGTATTAGTAGATGGTACTACAGCACGTACATAACCATTTGCACCACGTTGATATTGATCGAGTGCAGATACATCGCCAGTTTTAATAGCACGTACCATATCCTTAATTAAGTTTTTTTCCATTGTTTTGATATCCTTATCATTAACAGAATTTTTGTTATCATTAATTTGACGTTTGAAATCGGTGACGCTAATTCCTTTAGCAATGGCATCCGATACATCAATATTGAGTACTTTACCGATTGAAGTAAGTTCTTGTTGACGTTCTACTTCAGCAGAGTTATCAATTACTGGTTCTTCTACGGCTGTTTCTTGTTTAGTTAATTTATTTAGTAATTCAGGACGATTAGAGATAATTTCTAATAGCTCTTCATCACTTTGTTCTGAACGGGTAGCTACTTCTTCTTTGAGTACTTCAACTTCCTGTACTTCTTCTTGAATAACTTTCGTTTCAATTACAGGTTCAATAATTTCCTGTGTCTCTTCCATGAGTTCACCTTCTTGAATTGTTTCACTGTTACTATTTAGTAAATTCAATTCATTAAGGTTTTCATATGCGTCAATACTTCTACCGACCTGACAATTAGTATCTGCCGGGATACTTACCAGAGAAATTTCTAAGGGAGTGAATTTTGTAACTACAATATTGTTTCCTTCAATACGGTAATCATCAATGTTATACCCTACAGAAATATGTGTAAGTACTCCTTCCTGAATCATGTCCCATTCATCATTTGCAGTACTGCTAATTCGAAGGGTTGCACGGCCTACACGGTCAACATCGATGCGTGAGTCAATAACAGCCCCTATCAATAGATCTCGATTATGGTTATAAAGTACGGCCCCAGAATTATTAAGACGGCGTAAATCTACATTGTCTGGGCCACAAAGAAGAATTTCGTTATATACTTCACCATTAATTTCACGCTCTACGGGCTGTTCACTACAAAACGCTACATCAATAGTACGTGATTCAGTATTAATCGCCTGGTGGGGTACTTGTAGTTCCCTCTTGTTGTTCTTGAGTTCCATCCTGGACTACTTCCTTATTATTTGCCCTCTCCTTTTCAATTTCTTCAAGTACAACGCGTGGATCACCACCCATTTCACTAATGACCTGAGTTTTAGATTTCAAACCTGCATTAAGCTGTGCTATTTCTGCCTGAATGTCTTTTAATGGATCTAAACTGATAGGTTTTTGTGGTATATAACGAGCACATACCAGATCTTCAAAATCTGAAAATTTGAGATTTAATTTATTATTATTAAACATTTCATTCATTAACCAAGCTGTATAAATTGGTTTGAGTACTTTATTGATTAGAACATTGGTACGGGTACGAAATGTTGTTGCCTGAAGTTTTTCTGTTAAACGTGCTGCACTAAATGAAGCGTTTGAGGTATCTGCTAACAGAGCTTGCTTAGTGACATTTAACCCCATACTAATTTGATTCATTAGCTCGGTAGTAAATTCACTAATACCATCTGTACCATTAGTAGGAGAGATAGTTTTTATATCCTGATTCTTACCTAACTCACCAATAAAACCGGGTTCAAAGTACTCTGTATAAACTGGAGTGATTGTATCTTCTTCACCGTCAATCAAATTCACCTGACTATTATCACTACTATTTGTAATATAGGCCATAGTCGAAGCAGAAACGCGTTTTGCAGTAAGAGCCGCCTCTGTGAAACTCTTAAGATCATCGATTAATTTTGAAGTTGCAACAAGATCGGGAGTTCCGCGTTCCTGGCCCTGAACATCAGCTATAAAGTAGTGACAAATTTCACTTGCTGGAATAACTTCATAATTACCAGTATCAAAAGTATAAGTAACTGGATTGTACTTACAGAAATAATAATTCAATGGCCTATGGTACTTATCAAATTGAATCCCGTTACTAATATAGGTGTTATCTGGAAGTACTTGATTGTTAACCTGCGTTAGTCTTGCTGCATCAAGAATTTCAAGCTTGATCTGACCATCTATATTGTGAATACGGATAAAACATTCGCCGTCTTGTACACGAACTTTCTCAATAGTTTGTTGAAAAAGATCAAAAGATAGTGCTCCATCAATACTAAAACTTTCTGCATTGTACGCCCATCTATCGAATAATTTTTCTAACTGCTTATTAATTTCATGTAATTCTTCATCACTTTTATCAAGCTCTACTGCTGGTTTGCAATAAATCCCATCACTACCTACTACCCCATCTACTGAGAGGTTCATGTACTTACGCCCAATAGGATTTTTAAGAACAGCCTCACGGCTGTACGCTCGCATTGTTGGTAAGGTACGTAGTAAAAGGAGGTTGATATTCGCACCACTATTGGCATTGAAGCCGAAGTTTAGTACGGGAGAAGTACGTGCCGCCTGAAGATCCTTTTTTAAGGTACTTGATTGAGTTTGTGCTCTTTGATTACTCTTTTTTGGTTTATCTTGTCTTTTTTCTTTTTTCCAAAACATTAGCGGATACCCCATCTATTTGGATAGTTGGGATCTCGAAAAATGGTAATACTCTTGAAGGGCTTGCCATTTCCATTGGCTGGTTTACCATTCATTTTTCCCCATAGTTCATTTGCACGCAGTACATACCGTTCACGCATTGCCTGAAGCGATGAATATGATTCCCTAACTAAAGTTTTATTGTTTATTGTAATTTGATAGTTACCGCCACCTTCAATATTTGCCGCAATCACCTCATCAATTTCATTGATCAGGCGTACAAGCCTTGCATATTCGGAGGTAAATTTTGTAGGATCAATTACCTCACTCTGAAAGTTTGTTGCATTGCCATCAGTAATTTGAGTACAAAAGAGTTTTTCACTTCCTGTACTAATAGCTAATGGCAGCGAAAATGTTTTATCAATATTAGATGCCTGATTATCTAATGTCGTGCTTTGACCTGACGTGAGATAATTAATGACTAATAGTGTTTTGGCGGGTACATTTACGCTTATTTCATATGGATTTGATACCATATAAATCTTTTCTGGTAATAGGTTTGCCATTTGATATCCTTATCGTTTGCCGAACCAGTTACTACCCATCCCCTGCCTTCTACGTTTAGTTATGGGTTTAGTTTGTGGTAACTCTGGTTCTTCTTCTTTATTTATTGTTTTTGTATGTTCATCTTTACTAATATCAACCAATTTTGTCTTATGTTGACGTAATTTTTTGAAGGGTTGAGTACCTAACACAGACAATGAATAACTTATTGCAATCATCGAATATACTAAACAGTCCAAAGTTTCATTTCGCGTCTGTCCTTTCTTTAACCTCCATACATACTTTCCGCCTGCTGGTTTAAGTTCTTCTGATGAAAGTTGCTCGAAGTAATCAGTAGGCAATGAAGAACTAAACCGTAGCTGTGTAGCTGCTTCACCTGGATTCTCTGATAACATTAAATTGAGTAGTTTACGTATCGAAGTCTTCTGAAGATGAACATTTAGTACTTGCAACTTGTAACCAGCCTGAGTACTTAACTTGAATAGCTCACTTGTGGTTGAAGAACTACCTTTGATCGGATGGTACTTAGGCCAGCGTGAAGTAAACCGTTTTACCGTTGCTGTTGCATTACCGTTACCACTATCTATAAACACCGCAAGTGTAGGTACGATCCTGCCTGAAACAGTCCTAAAATCTTGCCTACAAAATTCATCTAATTCCTTCCAGGCTGGAGACTCCAATTTAGTACAGTCATGACCATAGAAGATCTCATGACCAAGTACATATATATTTTTCTCATCAAATCCCAGTACTGTAGTCTCGAGCCTGTCATTTTGTTGATCAACACCAATACATACAGATAAAATTTCTGGTATCTGGTACAGGCTAAAATCATCTTCACGTAATGATTCTAATTGAAGGATATCTAATTCCTTCTGATATTCATCCTCAAAAGGCAAGCCTAATTCGTTGTTATAGAACGTTTGAAGGTTGAAATTATAGAGTGCATCAGCATATTTACTTACCATTTCCTCAATGGTATTAAGTGGTGAGTACATACGGCTAATCTGATAACCTACTACACCCTTTTCACCTTTTGTATTAGTTGCTATCCAGCGTCCACTATTAATCATTTGATGCCGCGTATGCTCGTCAATTTCTGCTTCGCAATGAGGGCAAAGTAATTTAGTAGTTGTTGAATCTGGTATAGACCTGCCATTATCTAATTGCTTAAAACTGAATGCTACTTGTTCCCATTCAAGGGTATATTCATGTCCGCAAGTGTGAGTAACAAAGTACCGCCTCTGATCTGACAGGTTGTATTCTGAGTTAATCAGATCATCTTTGTAGAGCGGAGTACTTGAAACTACTACTAATGCATCATCACCGAAGGTACTTGTACGGGCGGAAGCCAGCTTAATTGGATCACCTTCACCAGTAATCTCTACGTTACTAACCTCGTCAAAGCAACACCAAACGGCAAGTAATCCCTCTAAGATTACCTGGCGTGTTAAGGTTCAACCAATAGATGAAAGTACCGTTAACGAGCTGCGTTTGTTTTGCGTTGTTCGCTGCGTTCTTGTCGTTCTTATCAGTAACTAAAGGGGCAAGTACTTCACTGGTTTCAATAGCAGGAAGGAACTTACCATCCTTAAATTTCTTTACTTCCGCTTCACTACTTGAACCAAATGCAAAGTTACAGGGATCATTAGCCATGATTCCAAATGCTATTGACTGAAGAACTGTAGTTTTAAGTAGCTGGCTACAACTCTGGAGTACTATCTTCTTTGTGGATCGCTCCTGTGCGATATCCATTGGTTCTTTTTGGAAGGAAAATGGAACCCAATCAAGGCCCATATTTGGCCCATCAACAAACTTAACTACCCCATTACTAATCCATTCGCTTGTTTTCTGTAATTTAGGTGGCCGAATTGTCGGTAGTATCCTTTGTAGGATTGCCGTCACCTTTATCTTGTTCGTATTGTTCATTTAAGATTTCCATATCTTCTGGTAGCTCAAACTCCATTGAGCCTAACTGGTACAAAGTACTGTCAATTTCTTCTTTCAATTTATCTCGCATATCTTTAGCATCACTCATTGCAAATAACTCAAGATATACCTTCGAAGGTATTGCTCGAATACTTGTCTTAATTTGGAAAAGATATTCTGTTAGTACTTGCTCAACGTATTGGCTACTAACTACAGTCTTTAACTTTTCATCAAGCTCTAACTCTGCCAGTTGCCGTTCTGCTGTTAACTTTTGAAGGCGTTCTTGTTCGATACGTTCTTTTGTATTAGTATTGCGTAGCGGTTTGAGAACTTGATCAATGATCCATTTGCGGGACTCATCATCACTACCTGTTGGCATACCCTTCTCAACCCATGAGCGTACAGTACTCTCATCGTATCCGTACTGTTTCGCTAATGCTCTTAGAGATGTTTTCATTTTAAAATCCTTTTTGTTCGATTTATATCTATTTATAAAGGCAGGGAAAGCATATGCGTGTTTACGATGTTGATATGGTATCTAACTTAGTTGAAGAGTTTTTTAAAACTAAGGAAGTTCGAGAAATTATGCATTATGTAATTTCTTATAAACTCAATGACTGGGAAAAATGGTTCCAGATTAAGTTTGCACATTTCATTCATCAAAAAAATGAGTATATTGTTGAGCGTGAAGTAACAGCTTATCTTGACACTATGTTATTCCCTGATAGCAGCCACGTTAAAATAGATTTAGTTTTAAGGGAACAAGACCCTTTGTTTTCCAAAGGTTTTATTTTTATCGAAGTGAAATGTACTAAGAAGGCATCAGCCCTCATCAAGGGGTTAAAGGAAGATAAAGATAAAATCAAAGCTATCAAAAAATGCGAATATAGAAAGAGAAGTTTTGTAGGCATAGGTTTTTATCTTTTATGCGACCCTGAAACTTCTGACCGCATGGATAGTTACGTCACAACAAAACTAAAAGGCACTCATGAGCTTTTTAATATTTGCAAATGCTCTCAACAAAGTAAATGCAAGTGTGAATTTAAGAAAATTGGAGTGGTTATTTACTAAGTGCGGTGCGGGGCATATCGAAAATGCCACAAACAACGCTTAACATGCGGTGGTTAAACTACGCGATCATCTGAAGTTTGGCGGAGAACCTATTCATTATGTCCGTAACATCATCCAATACGTTACGGACATATCTTCTATTCAACAACTTTATCTGTACGCTGTTCTATTAATAATAAAGTTATTTTATCGCCCTTCTTCCAGAGACTATCTTTCAGTCCCCAATAGTAACTTGCCACCCTTCGATTAAACTTATGTTCGACTATATTTTCTCCCTTACCAGTATAAAGATAAACTTTATCCCCTGCTCGCAAAGTAGCAAAGGGGCTGGCATCATCGAAATAATATACATGGCGGCATTTATCAGGATCATCATTCGCACCATCCAGTACTGCATAGCTCCAGATAGCAACTGGTTCCCCACCTACCCTAAAAACTACTCGTTCAGTATCAATACTTCCAGCATTCTCAACACCAACGATCTGTAGTGTCATCCTCGCATCCTCTTCTCAGAACCGATCAGGTACTACGGCCTGTATTGTATGCGAGTAGTACTACATTACGTCTATACCTTGTCTTGGTAGATACTTCAAATTGTGAAGTATGTTCAATCCAGCATGTTCTATAGGAGCATCTGTAAACTGTTAAACGATATTGGCCTGTACTCTCCCTGTACCGCCCATACCCCTGCATTGTGGAGTGCTGATAGGTGTTGTCTGTTATGTACTGGTACTATGAGCTTGTCGCAGTACTGGCGAAGGTTCTTAAGGATGATAGGGAAGATATCCCGATCTATGTGTTCCTTAGTAAAAGTTCTGTCCAGTCTCGCTACCTTAACTACCCCAGCAACAAGCGGGATAGTACTACTGGTATAGGCTCCTACTGCATCAAGCCATACACCACCAGTAGAACAATCTGTGTCAGTAGTAAGGTACTTTAAGAATGGTAGTTCTTCTGCCCTGGTATCTGTATCAGTACTGAGTACACAAAACAGGTTGTTCTTACTAAACCAATTACCCATTCTCCGTACCTCGCGGAGCTGCTGCGTATGTATCTGCTGCCGTATGTGATCTGCTTCCCGGCCACTACCAATGATCATGCGGCAGCCGTTGATCTCTACTCTGGTTTCAAGCTCAACGCCCAATAATTTTCCACCAGTACTGGTTATTGGCACCGCAAAATTTTCAATCTTCATCTTGTCCCTTTAAGAGCATCATTATCGAGCTAACATATTGATATTGATCATTTTTTCTATGATGAAGTCAATACTTCTCCCCCTACCAAAACCTGGGAGTGAACATTTTTTAAATCATCCGGGTGACAGGATGTGTCACAGCAATGCTATTTTTTTAGGAAGGAAAAACTGTTCACTAATGCAGCGAAGCAAGTTATTGGGACTTTACAATCTCTTATGATTGTTAGAGCATAAGAAGTAATCTAACAAAAACCTATTAGTACAATTAGCGTTCGTTAATCCAATTATTTTAAATGGAGTTTTACATATGGCATACCGTGACGATTCAGATCTTGAGTTTTTGTCTAAATGTTCTGATAAAGATCTTAGTGGCTTGGTTGAATGTTTGATTTATGATAAAGATGGTGAGACCCGCTGGACTGAGGAACTTAGTGCAAATGAGATGTATAAAAAATACAAACCTCAACACAGTAAGTATTGGCAAGAAATTGCAGCAGAGATCCAGTGCTTTGGTAGTAACACATTCGCGACTATGTTACGTGGTGGTAAGGGTGTAAAGTATAAAGAAGTTTTAATTGACGTCTGTGATAAAATGAAAGTAAATTACAATAAAGACAGCTCTGTTGAGGTTATTGAGCAGAGTTTATTACTTAAAGTACTTCGTGATGCTTTAGAGAAAATGACTCCAGAAGAATTAAAAAAATTCGCGAGTGAAGTTGGCGTCAAAAACACCAGTGGTATCACAAGTGAAACTTTAGTTACTGCATTTCAAGTAATTTTCAGAAGCGGTGGTTTTAAATCTTATCAATTGACGTTAATTCTTGCTAACACTATCTTAAAAGCATTAATTGGGCGGGGTTTGTCCTTCGGGGGTAACATACTGCTAACAAGAACTATGGCCGTACTTACTGGCCCTATTGGTTGGGCGATAACTGCTATATGGACAATGATTGATGTTGGTGGGGCTGCATATCGGGTTACTATTCCAGCAGTAATTCAGGTTGCTGCACTCCGTAGCAAAATTTCAAATAATATTGCCGATGAAATAGAATTTAACTAAAACATTTATTGTATTTGTTAAGTTGAATTAAAAGTTTAAACTAAATTATTTTGAAAGCATCTGTAGAAGCATCATTTATCTATTGATGTACTGACTGAAAAACTGTACTACACCCTACCTACCAACAAACCAACCCATTTAGGTAGGGGTAGTACAATCACAGCTTAAGCGATTATCATTCTTTTGAATAGAGAAAAATTAATTCCTGTTGTAACCAAATGCTCTTGAGCACAAGACTTCTTTCCAGAACTGCTCTCTCGCAATGATAACTTTATCGTCGATCTTCATAGAATAGAACTCTAAAAGAGAGAATTGGAAGTTTTTACGAGCATATTGAAGGCCAGTTAATTTGATTAATTCTGATAATCCCTCATTCCATCCATGCCCTGTATGTACATATGTTGACCAACGAGACCAGATCCCAGTATCCCCATAGGCCGAACCTACATAATGTTTCCCATTAGATTTATCAGTAATTAAATAGACGCCTTTAACATTTGTTAAAGCCATCTTCCAGTCAAGCTTCTGACCCTTGATAATATGCTCAATATGTTCAAAACTATGATTTATATTATCAAACCCACAAAAAGTCTCACCGGAATACTCACTTTCAAATACTTCTGAAACAACCATATCTGAGTAATGATTTTCAAGATAGAAAGCCCTACCCCTTGCCCCAGGCCCTGGGTACTTAATGAGTAACCTTCCAATATAGTCTTTATGAATATCTAAAAGCTTTACTTTGTAACCGCTCGGATTTCTTTCTAAAACTTCGAATATCCCACCGAATAACCATCTATTCCGTTGATGATAAAATCTTATCAAGCTAAAGATATATTTCCTGCTAAAATCATTCCTGTTCCCCCGCCAACGGTTCCAACCTTCCCAACCATCCTTATCATTCACAAAAACGTCAAGAGGTTGTTCTTCTCCGTTATCAACGGCGAAGTGTACCTTAAACTGTGTTGGATTATCGATGTGTAGTATAGATTCAAGCTTGATCATGATGGCCCTGTTTATCATTTTCTTGTATTTGAAAGCAATGTACTCTGAGATTGAGGCTTCTTCAACATTTGATCGCTAAAGCATAGTATTGTATAAAATCGTACTGAATAACTACCCTCTCAACATAGCGAGAATCAAGAAAGTGGAATTGAAACGCTGGAACCGTGGCTTGTTAGCATTAGTTGCAATGCTATTGATACTGGCAATAATCGCAACTGTTAATATTATCATTAATCAATATAGTACTGAAAAAATGGAATTCGGTAGTTGGAGTGACTGGTTTAACACTGCCGGTACATTGGGTACATTCGTTATTGCAGCAATGGCATATCGTAAAGCACCAGACTGGCTTAAGCAAAAAACTTCTGAAGCCGCCCTTATGTTAGCGATAAAACTTAGGGATGATATAGAACTTTGCGTTAAAAACTCAAAGTTAGATTACAAAAGAGCCATAACTTTTATTAAGAAGTTTGATGAGCATCCTACCGCAGATAAGTGTTATATTGCTGGAGAACAACATAGCTCGACAATAAATAAAATTAATGCAATTTCTGCGTTGAAAGATGAGCTTCAACGCATTGAAAATAACGGAATAAAAATCATTAATAAAGATATACTTTTGCGACCTATAGAGCTGTGCATTGAATTTTATGCTTGCTCAGGTGCAATTTATAGATATCAGCGAGAACTTTTAGATCCAGAACAAACTATCACTTTAGAAAATCAACAGGAAATGCGTAAGCATTTATTTGCACTACAGTCGGTACTTAATGATATAGCAAATGAGCTAAAAACAACTGCATTCAATAAAATTTTCACCATCAGTTAGGATTGTAAAGGTGCAGCAAGTATAATGCACCTTTATAACAATATTATACTGGTCTAATAAAGAAGAAGTCGCCACCATCTTTATGTACTAAAGCGTAATGGACACCATTGATTTCATATGTGTCATCAGGATATTTTCCTGCCATGAGGTTAGTAATAATATCTACGAATGGAACGCCTTCCGAAGCTTTCTCATCCATGACAGACATAAAAGCGGGAAGTACCAAATAGAGGGTTTTCAAAGAAGTTTCCGTAGCACCATCATTTATTGAGGTAATGATAGCACCTCTCATTTTATGATCGCCATTGTTCGCCATGACTGATAATTTTATGTTCTTATCAAAAAGATATTCACCGAATGATGAATACTCAAGTTCATTCATGTGTACATCAATTTTAATCGGCTTTTCCATACGACTGAGAATTTTATTCATTCTCTCAATATAGGCTTCTGAGGTAATATCAAATGTTTTAGCATCTTTAACGTCTGCATCTAAAGAATTTCCACTGACGTTAGTTGATACCTCCTGTGTTGTAACATCATTTTTGGTTTCTTCGCCTATGTAAATCGTCACGAGAGCTATCACAAAAGCTACAATCCCTATACCGAATCCACCAACTACACCAGTAGCACGTGATAGTACCTTCCCCTTGCTCTTGTTGGTCATACTATCTGTGATCATCCAACCACCGATGATCCAAGCCGCGATACCTATTGCTGGAACAGCGAGAACTGATGCGGTACTACTCATTTTAAGATTTTCCTCATTATTAAAAATGAGAAGTATGCTCCTATTTCAATAAGTTACGCAAGATGCACGTGCCATTTATTTGTCTAATCGCACCATAATTGAATAGAGAAGCAGCTATTGGGTTATCGCTTCGCTCCCATATGTACTGAACAAACCAGAATAAGAAATGGTTTATGTACCGAATCAATTAAATCAAAACCAATCGAATTACATTGCTGTAGGTATCGGCAGTATCAAGTACATTCAAAAAAAAATGTTAGTACATACTTGAGCCGATACCTAATAGATGTAATTCAAGCCAAATGCGAAGCGTTTGTGCTTCAATACCTATATACAGGTGATTTGATTAACAGTTACGATTGCCCCCTACGGGGACAATGAAACCATCTCAAGATTTAGGGCATCTCTCCGGTACTCCGTACCCTCGTTATTGCCCTAAATCAGCTCTTTTTTTTAATTATGCGATATGAATAATAGTTATACTATATAAGTAATAAACATATCGCTATTATGATGCCATATCGCTAAAGTCAAAATGAAAGTACATTTTGGTAATAATCTAATTGTTCTAACCATTCCAATCCGTGTTGGTCAGCATACTGTTCCTGTTCATTACGCCAATCATAAAATCGCTTCTTGAAATCTGGCTTGCTCTTATTACGTGCTTTGAAGTTGGCGAAACGAGTTGCAAGTACTTTATCGCCCTTAACAGTACCTTTTGGCCGCCCAGCTTCTTTACGTACTTTAGTAAGTCCCAGATTGATGTAGTTGTACTTAGCACCTTGCATCGTATGTGCTGTAACCTCATCAAACACATAGACGTTCATTACCTCATCACTACTGTAGTTGCGAACAATGCCCCGGTACACAAACTGGTTTAGAGTTTCGTATGTCCACTGGTTCACAAGATCAGTGCTTTCCAGTCCCCAAATTGCGTTGTAGTGGGGTACTACAACATCTGATGGATTCATTGCTGCCATGAATACCGCCGAGGTATAGTCCATAAGAGTATTGATGCCACGCTGATTACAGCCGATCTTCTTACCAGACAGTGAGAATGTAATCTCTTCATCATTGTTTATCGTCCAATAGTAGTTAGATACGTTATCTGTGATGTACTTTTCAATCTTATCGATGGTAGCTTTTTGATTCTTCATAATGCTTTTTGACAGGCCAAACTTTTCATCCTTCATAAAGTAGTTCATAACAATTCGAGAATTATTATTTTCTTTGAAAGTTTTGTTGTAATGTACCTGTATGAATTTTTCTTTATTCGCTTTGTACAGTAATGTCTGTTCAAAGTTATTTGCAAGGTATGTAATATCTAAATTGTACTGGTGGTCTGTGTACTGTGCAATATCATAATCGCCCCAAAGAATAACTTTGTTATATTTTTCATTGAGGGACTCTTCATAGATACCCTTGCGATGGTACATGTCCAGTTGCTTGTAATGTTTCCAAGCATCCTGTAGATCCTGAGATATGTTTTCAATAGGGCATAGATCATATGTACGGTACATACGGTCAAGGTCGCCGCCGTCCCCTTCTATCTCAATGTAATCACCAGTAATGAACATTTTTTCATAAACTGCCTCAATGTTATCCTGATTCGATTTATTACGTGAAATGACGTTACAAAAATCAACGCAATCATCAATGAAGATCGTCCAGCCCATGAGACGATACAGGTCAATTCTATAGTACATTTTGTCAGTAATGAACATTACGCACGGTTTAGTACTGCTCAGTTGCTTATGGATTTCAGTAAGTAGATCACTACTATAAGTACCTGTATGGACGATAACTGCATCCAAAATGTCTTTACTGAACTCATCAATGAGTTCCTTAGTTGGTTGTACTATCAAAAACCGTTTATGAGGATTATTGAAGATCTCAGTTTTGATATGTACGCCTTTACCTGTTCCTGGTTCTCCAGCGATAAATTTTAGTTTATTATTTTTATAAATACTCATGTAAAAATCCTTTTAGTTAATGTTTAATATTTAGATGCCAGTATTCCAGTACTGGCATCTTTTTTATCTTTTGTACTTGGTATTTCTTAGTGTTACTTCTGATACGTTATCAACAACATCTTTAGGTAACTGCTGATATCTGGATTCAAACTTTGTACCGTTCAGTATCGAACCATAAACTTGTTTTGAAGAATCCCGTTTGAACTCTGCATTAGCCCATGTCGTTATTGTGGTCTGCGTATGTTTACCAGTGGCATACTCTCTAAATAAATCGTTATATTGTTCTGAACTCAACCAACCACTCGTATCTTTCTTCCGCTTTCTATTTTTAGATGAAGTATTTTCCCGATGAGATACCCATTCAAGATTTGATTCAGAATTATTAGTACGATCATTATCTTTATGATGTACTTCATCACCTGAATTTTTATCTTTATGGAATGCAGTACAAACAACAATATGCAAATTTACTGTTTTACCGTTTATTGATACTTGGTAATAACCAGTTATTTTATTGAAGTAAGTAGAAATATATTGTTTTCTCTTTACACTCCAAACCTTCCCATCATTTGATACGAAATAATCATCATTGTATTTCGCGTGATTCGTTCCATGAATCATCATATTGTAACCTCCATATTTTATTTTTTATTGAACACCATGTACTGATTTACAAGATATTGTAAAGTAGCTGATAAGTTCTTCTTTTGTACTTTGTCACTGTTCATAATCTCCTGTAGTGCCTGTACTTGAACATCATTCAAACGCACAGTAATAACATTACCTTTTTTAATTTGATTCATAAGTTTACCTATATGTGTATACGAATTATTGAATTTTTCCCGCAAAAAAGTACCTGCAAGAAATGCAGGTATCTTTTTCTTAGGAGGTAAATAATATCTAACGTGCTGACCCGACGTTAAAAGGTTATTTATTATGATTATACCACAATAAGTTTTTCTGTTTCATTTATTTATAGTAAAATCAACTTATATCTTTACATTTGATAATCAAATATATTAGTCATTGTAAATTGAACTGTTTCGCCATATGCAATATCATTAAAAACAAGATTATTAGCCACTGTACCCGTAAAACGCTTACCTTCTACATTTGTTATTACTACCCAAAAACGTTCACGATTAGAACACACTTTTACCAGATGCCCCGGTTTTAATAACGACAACTCATCATAGTCATACACCAAAAATGTCTCTGGATGTAGCCGAGCCATTCGCTGGGCGTTCATGAAACGTAATTTATTCAT